CTACCCGCCCCGCGCCCGCTCAAAACCTCCAACCGTGCCCTCGCCGAGGGAATAGAGCACGCCGATGTCGCTGGCGGTGGTGCTCGCCTCGGTCGCGACAATGCCCGAGCCGAAGGCCCGGGCCGTGCTGGCCGGGAGGGAGGCAGTGATCGTCACGTCAAGCACCGGCACCGGGTTCTGCGCCTCCCAGATCCGAAAGCGCGCGGCGGTGCCTGCCGCGTTGACCTCGATGTCGAAGGTGAAGGGCTCGTCAAGCGCCAGCGTGCGCGTGGTCGCATGCACGGTGCGCGCGCCATTGTTCGCGGTTTTGGCCGAGCATACATCGCCGAGGATCTCGAAATAGGCTCCGTCGGTGGCATCGGCATGGGTGAGCGTATCGAGATAGCCGATCCGCACGGTGCGCCCGGTGAAGCTGCCCGCCCATTTGAACTGGCAGCGGAACTTGAAGCTAGCCAGGCCGAAAAAGGCGACGGCAACGCTCGAGGACTGGTAGCGGAAGCCGCCGTTCGCGGTCGTGCCTGAGCGCAGAAGGATGCCGTAACGGTCATACCCGGCAACGGCGGGCGGCCCGCTACCGTTGGTGCCGCCCGAGATGGCCGTGCCCACCCACAGACCTGCGGCGACCTGCGTGCTGCCGAACCGGTGCTCGCTCCAGAAATCCCACAGGCCGAGGGCGGGGGGGCTGGTGCCCGGGTCGCCTTGCGGGCCTTGCGCGCCGGTCGGCCCGGCGGGACCCTGCGGCCCGGCCGGGCCCGCAGGGCCGGGGTCGCCGGTGTCGCCTTTCGGCCCGGCCGGGCCAGCGGGACCGGCAGGCCCCTGCGCGCCGGTCGCCCCGGTGGGGCCGACCGGGCCAGCGGGGCCGGTATCGCCGGTGTCGCCCTTCAGCCCTTGCGGGCCAGCGGGTCCGGCAGGGCCCTGCGCGCCGGTTGCACCGGCGGGGCCGACCGGGCCAGCGGGGCCGGGGTCGCCGGGGTCGCCCCTGGGTCCGGCGGGACCGGCAGGCCCCTGCGCTCCGGCCGACCCAGCCCCCGCAGGTGGCACGACAAAGGCTGCGGGCGACGTCATCGGCTGGCGCGCGGCCGCTTCGAGCACGCCTGCAGGCGTGATCCAGCGGATTGCCGCGCGGCGCGCAGGCACCAGCCAGCGCATCACAAAGGCGCTCACGGTGCGGCGGCCCGGGTGAGATCGATCAGGAGCGTTGCCTCGCTCAGCTCCTCGCCACCCTCGGCGAAGATCACCTGCGCATCAATGCCGTAGGTGCCGGGCACCAGATTGCGGGACTGCGCCGCCGCGAGGGTGAAGTTCCAGCCCGGGCCGATCGCGCCGCTCGCCGCGCGCGGGGCGGCGTTCATTGCGATCACGGCGGCCCCGGGAAAGGGCACGAAGCGCGCCAGGTTGTCGCTCCGCTGCATCCAGGCGCGCACAAGCTCGATCGCGCCCAGCGCCGCCGGATCGACGATGATACCGACGCTGATGTCCTCGCCGACCCTGAACACTGCGCGGCTCACGCCGCCAGTTCCTTTTTCAGCTCGTCCTCATCGAGGCAGGCGGCGATGAAGAACTCGTCGGTCTGCTCGACGGTCAGGCGCTCGGCGAAGATTTCGGCGATGTCCTGCTCGGCCTGCACCGCCTTGATCACCGCCTGCCGGTCGAGCTCGATCTTGGTGCGCAGGAAATCGCGGGCCCGCACCCAGCGCAGGCTGCGCAGCCAGGCGACCACGTCGCCCAGCGTCACCCCGCGCCTGAGCTTGACCCTGGGCGTGGTGAGCCGGATGCCGATTCTGGCCCCGGCGATCTCGGCCGAGCGGCGGCCGCTGGCGATCTCGTCCTTGCCGCCCGCTTCCCACCAGGCCTTGAGCCCGGCGAACAGCGGCTGGGCCTGCGCCCTGAGATCGGCGAGGCGCGCGTCGCGCTGGGCCGCGATCCGGTCGATCGCGGCGGCAGCGGCGAGCCGTTCCAGCGCGATCTCGCGCTCGATCGCGACGAAAGCGCCGATCATCAGGGTCGCCTCAGACGCGTCTGAGGGGGCAATCACGGCTTTTTCCTTGCGACGGGGCATGCGGTGTTCCTTTCAGTTGAAGATCAGCGACGCGGAGATCCCGCCGAGCGCCCAGAAGGTCAGGTCGATCCACGGGTCGCGCTTGCGGAAATGCGCCGCCACCTCGGCCAGCGTGATCCGCGACCCGCCAGCCTCGGCAGTCTCGCGGACCAGGCCGAGCGCGAGGCCCGCGAGCGCGCCCGCCCAGACCGTGCCCAGCGCAAAGATCGACAGGATCAGCGCGGCGGCCGCGAAGTGGGCGAGCTGGTCGGTGATGTGCCGAACGCTCACTGGCTGGCTTCCAGCGCCGCCACCCGCTGCGCCAGCGCGGCGAGCAGGAACATGGTCAGCTGGTCGATGCGCAGGCCGAAGCGGTTGCCGGCGTGCCTCACCTGAACCTGCTTGCCGGTTCCGCGGCGCTCCAGACGGGTCACGGTGCGCAGGATCGGGTTGCCGTGCTGATCGAACAGCCCGCTCGGCTCCTGAGCCGGAACAGCGACCTCGGCCACCTCCTCCTCGAACACGTCTTCCCACGTATCGAAGCACAGGAAAGCGTGGCGAAAGCTCGGGCGATCATCTTGGGCAACGAACACGTCGGGCGCCAGGTCAAGCGACTGCTCGTCCTCCAGGCCTTCTTCGATCATGATCCGCATGACGTCCTGCGCCTGCGCACCGAAGTGGACGCGCGCGCCGTTCTCACCCTTTTCCGCCACCGCATCGTTCCATTGGAAAAACCCAAGCTCGGCGATGATCCGCCGGGCCGCGCGCAGCCCCGCTTCGCAGGGGCCACCGCGCCACGTTTTCTCGCGCGCGTCGGACGTGTTGATTGTGCCGGTTGCGGCAAAGATCGTGCCGAAGCGCAGCGAACCGGTGCCAATGTTCTGCGCGTTGTCGGCACCCGGAGTTAGATGGCCGGTGGAACCGATCTTGAACCGCAGCGCGCCGTTGGTGAAAAAGTCCCACTCCTGCGCCTGATACGAATAGGCGCAGATCGCGCGCTGGAACCCGCCCGACGCGTTATACTGTGCGATCTGCAATCCGCCCTGGGTTGCACCGGCTGTAAGGTTGACGTGCGAAATGCCGGTCCCGCCCTGGTTGCCCAGGCTCGATGGCCCCAACATCAGAACGCCAGAACTTTCGAACTGGGTGGTCGAGGTCTGAAGTAGTTGCAACGGGAAGAACGAACTTGCCGAGATGCTGGTCCGGTTCAGGATTTCTGTGGTGCCGTCACCGAATACGCGCAGCCGATCCACGCCAGATGTGACGAGGCTCATGGAGTTTGCCCCCACGCGCCGCAGCCCGGTGTCCTGATCGGCGGCAAAGCGCATTCCAGGCAGGCTAACCGTGCCGTCGCTCATCAACCCCGCGCCGATGCCGTCGCGCACCGCCGCAAAGCTCGCGAGCAAACTGGAAGTTTCGGCGACAAGACCGGCGATGCGGCCCCGCAGCGGGGCGATGGCATAGCTCTGCCCGCTCGCCGAGCTGCCGAGATAGGCCGGGGTGATCGTCAGCGCCGTGTCGGATGCGATGCCGATGATCTCGTAGATGCGGCCATCGGGTGCGACCAGCCCTTCGCCGATCTGTGCGTTGGCGATGAAAGCCGTGCCTGTCCCGGTGACAGCGGCGCTGCCGTTGGTTAGAGCGATCGTGCCCGCGCGATACCAGCTCATTGATTTACTCCTCTGTTGCCGTCAGCGCGACGATCTGGCTCTCGATCGTGCCCAAGACGGCATCGGTCCGGTTGGTGATGGTTGCCGTGAAGGTGCGGTTCTGTGTCCCGCCGCCATTGTCGGTCGAGGTGATCGAGCCGCTGACGGTGCGCAGGTAGGTCAGGTTGCCCTCCTGATCCCCCGGCGTCGGCGCCTGCCCGGTCAGCGTCTCGGTCCCGCCCGTGATGGTGAGCGTGGCCCATTGTGCGGGCGATCCGTTGCCCACAGCCCGGTCGACCCGCACCGCCACGTTGCAACTGATCGTTTTGCTCGCGCTCACGGTGAGGCCCGGCGTTGCCCCCCACGCGCTGACGGCCGCGTTCCATTCGGCGAGGCCCTGCGAGGTCGCCGGATAGGTCGCCACGTCCTGACTGAGCGCCGAGTAGCTGGTGACGACGAGGATCGGGTTGCCGTTGGTGCCGAAGGGGCCGATGGTAATGCTGGCCCCCGCGCCAATGTCGGTCGAGCGCGCGGCGTTGCGGATGACGCCTGCCGAAAGGCTGCCGCCGAAATAGGCGTCCCCGTTGGTCTTGAGGTAGGACAGCGCCGCCGCCTCGGTGCAAAGGGCGAGATCGCCACCTGCCGGGCGCGGGCCAAACCATTCGATGAACTGCCCGCTGGTGCCGAAGCCGACGCCGGTGGCCTTGATATAGGCCCCGTTGTCCATGATGACCCGGCCATTGCGCAGCCGCAGGCCGCTCTCGTCGGCGTCGATGAAGGCCGCGCCGGTGTCGGGGTCGACGACCCGGAAATTGTCGGCGACCACGATGAAATCGCCCTGCGTCCCATCATTGTTCTGAACGAAACCGGTGATCCGCCCGTTCACGTCGAGCCGCACCCCATGCCGCGCACGCAGCCCGTTGATGCTCTCCCCGAAGGTCACGAGCGTCGCAGTGTTGCCCGCAACGCTTGTGCTCAGCGTGTTGATTTGGGCTGAAAGGGCACTGACCGCGTTGGCCCTGACGATGCTTTCGCTCGCGATGGCGGCTTCGGCCTGGCCGACCCGCACCGCAAGTCCGAGCCGCTGCGCCGCCTCAGCCGCATCGCCTTGCAGCAGGCGGGCGGTGATTTCCTGCCGCGCCTCGGCAATCGCAGCCACCTGATCGCGGCGCGTCCGGTCCCCTTGCAACAGCGCGCGCAGGTCGCTTTCGGCATTGCCGTCCTGATCGCGTTCGACCAGCCTGACCGAGCGCACAGCGTTGATGATCGAGGCTGTGTCGCCGATTGCCGTGAGCGTGTTTTCCGCATTGGTCACGCGGCTTTCGAGCGCGTTGAAGGTGGTGCTCTCGACCTTGGTGGTAATCAGGCCCTCAAGCGCATTGATCGCGCTTTCAGCGGTGGTGACGCGGCCTTCGATGAGGCTGAGCTGCGCGGCGGTGGCGAGGGTGGTGACAGTGGCCTGGAGCCCGTCGATGTCCACCTCGGCGGCGGTGAGGCGCACGAACACCGTATTGAGATCAGCGATCTGACCGGGATCAAGCACGGCGTTGGCGATCGCCTCATCGACGTAATTCACGGTCGCCCGCAGGTTGATCTGCGCTTCGGCGGCGTTGAGGCGGATTTCCGCGCTGCTCACCCGTTCGCGCGTCTGCTCGATCGCGTGGATGCGGACCTGCCCGGTCGCAGGGTCCGAATAGAAGCCCGCGTCCGTAAAGGTGGTTCGCGTCTCGGAGGCTTCGCCCAGCGCAATGGCCATCGCAGCGGCAAGCCGCTCCACATCGGCGTCGGCGCGGCGGATTGCCACCTCGCTCGCCGCGCCCAGATCGGGCAGGGCAAGACGGCCAAGATTGACCGCAGGCTCACCCGGCAACGGGCGATATTGCAACCGTCCGGCGGGCGTGAGCTCAAGCGAGACATTGAGGAGCTCGCCCGGGTCATAACGCCGCCCCAGATCGTCACGGATGTTGCCGATGACCGCGCTGCCTGGCAGCGGAATGACTGCGCCTTCGGTCGCCCCTGGCTCAGAGGGCTGCAGCGCGTCGACAGGGGTGCCGTCGGGATAGGTGATCGGACCGATATCGACCGGCCCGAGCACCGCACGCGGGCCAAGCACACCGTCGACGACATAGGAAACGGCGACGAAGAACCGCCCCCCGGCGACCAGCGGTATGTCCAGCAGCGTCACATCCGACCGCGAGTTCGAAGCAAAGGTCCAGACGGTCGCCAGCCCGGGAGGCTCGATCTGCTGGACATATTCGAAGACGACGAACTGCGCCGCCGGATCGTCTGCCGCTCCGGTGACCCTAATCGCCGAAACCGACAGCCCATCGCCTTCCAGCGTGACCGCTGCGGCCGACCAGGCATTCGGCGCGGGAGCGGCCACCACGGGGGGCGCAGGACGGTTGCCGGCGATCACCCCGTCATCCAGAGGGTCGGTATCACTGAAGACGCTGGCCGAGATCTGGCGCAGGGTCAGCTTGTGATGCCATGCCCGGTCGGATCCCCAGGCCTCGACCCGGAACGTGCGGGTCGCGCCGCCGAACCGACGATTGCTCTGCCAGGTGACCCAGTCACCCTCCTCGATGAAAGCAAAGCGAGGCGGCAGCGTGACCTCGGCCCGCCCCCAGAGCCGTCCGAAGCGGCGCACGATCTCGGCAAGGCGCTGGGCCTGCGGAAGATTGTTGACGAAGTCGAGCTGTGGCTGCTGCTCGCGCGGACCGCGATCAGCGATGATGTCCACGTTCTCGCGTCGCACGGGGGCGCTGCGGACGTTCCAGCGCTGCTCGGGATCGGTGAACCGCACGGCCACAGTGTTGACCCACCCATCGTCCTGCTGGCCAAGGATGGCGCGGTTCCAGCTGACCGTGCTGCCAACGATGATGTCGTCGTCTGTGAAGTGCGCGATCGGCGCCTTGGCCTGCCCGGGATCGACCTCGACAGCACCTTCAGGCTGGCTGATGATCCCGCCGACCGCGGCAGCAAAGTCGCTCTCGACCGCAATGAAAGGCTCATTGGAGGCAACAAGCCCGCCGATGCGGTAGCGCGGTTGCCCGTCGACCAGCTCGTCGCAAAGGTTGGCGCGCGCAAAGACGTTCTGCGGCGGAGCTTCGAGCTCGCTGAGCCCGCGTCCGATCAGCAACATCGCCGGGTCGTTCACCTGGTCGCCGGCGTAGATCCCGCGCACCCAGTTGTAGCGGATCACGATCGGGTTCTCGGTCCATTCCCACGTCTCGGGGTTGGTCCAGCGGTGGCTGCCGCTCCCGCCTGCCGTGCTGTCCTTTCTCGGATCGTAGCAGCGCAGACCGCGAACTACCCACCGGAACCGGGGCCGCCCGCCGGTCCAGATCGGGTTCTTGGCCTTCTCGTCGTCGGCCTTGTAGGCGATCACGGCATAGGCTATTCCCCAGGCGCGATCATCGGCGGTCCAACCTGGGCCATGATTGGTGAGGATCCACGGCACCTCCTGCCCCCAGGTGCCGGCCCGCCAGAACACGCGGAGCTGACTGTTGAACCCCGGGACGTCGCCATCGCCGGTGTAGGCAACGAAGGTGTCGTCGACATAGAAGCCCTCAAGCGCATCGCAGCGGTGATCCGCCAGCGCGATCACCATGACTTCCCAGTCCGTGCCGTACTTGCCGCCATAGTTGAACGCGTCGACCAGCGTTCCGCCCACCGCCGCGCGGCCGAAGATCGCCTGCCGCGGCTGTTCGCCCAGCTGCAGCTGCGCCGCCACAGCCGAACGGTTTCCCGAGAGGCCCGCCGGGCGGGAGAGGAGAGCAGCACCAACCGAAAGGCCGACTGCGATCGCGCTGGCCGCGAGGCTCGAAATCCCGAGCTTGGCCGCCAGCAGACTTGTGCCGCCCGAAGGGATCGCCAGAGCGATGCCGGCCACGACGGCCCCGATTTGGACGATGGTGCGGAATGCCTTACTCACCCGCAGTCTCCTGCGGCGTGATCGACCAGGCCACGATCATCTCGCTGCGCGGCGATCGGATCAGTCCCTCGGCGCCCGGGGCAACCAGCGTATCGCCCTCGACGATCATCAGCCTCACGCCGAACAGATCATCGGGAAGACCGGCGATGTCCCCGCGCTGCGCAAGTGCCGGCGGGATCCGCACGAACCGCTTGTCGATCGCGGCTTCCAGTCCGCCCTCAGCCTCAGCGACCGCCAGCGCTTCGCGCCGCGTACGCCAGGACGGCAGATCGGTGAGCGGATCGCGGCCGGTCTGAGCCGCGATGCAGGCGGCCGAGAAGCCGACACACTCGCGGCCCCGCCGCCACCGGAATGGGCGGCTCTGACGCTGCTCGATGGTCTCGACGAGGGCGATGAAGTCGCGGTTCATCGCTGGCTGGCCTGGATTGCTGCGTTGATGATGTCGCTGCCGAACCCGCCGCCGACACCCGGCAGTGCTGCGCCGGCGCGCGCCGGCCTGCGCCCACCCCAGTAAAGTGTCTTCTCAGCGGCGAATGAGACGTTCTTGAAGAAGCCGTCAGACGGGTTGATCAGCCGCTGGTCCGCATCCGACCGCATCCGCGCCCCGCTTCGGCCGAGCCCCTTGGCGGCGGTCTCGAGCTGCGCAACGATGGCCGCCGTGCCGCCGATCTCCTCTTCGGTCTGAAGCGTGTCGAGGCGGCCCCGCGCCCACACATTGTGGCCGAGCAGGGTGTTGCCGGTCTGATCGAAGATCAGCCGCCACAGCACGGCTGGGGCACCCGCTACACCTTCCGCGTCCAGCAGCTCCAGAGCTTCGGGCTCGATCCCGGACAACGCGAGGCTGATGTTCTGGGCCGCATCGCCCAGCGCGCCGCCAGCCACCTGGACAAGCCCGCGATCGCCGATCAGCTCGAAGGTCCGGCCTTCGAAGATGATCGGGTAATACCCGCCCCAAACCCGCAGGGGCGGTGTGCAGCCGATCTCCAGTGCGCCGGTGACGATGGCGGTGCCAGCCTCGAGCGCGGCCAAGGCAGCGGGCGAGAGTGACTTCATGGTCTGAGGTCCTGAATTGCAGTGATGGAACCGCCCGACAGGATGCCGCCCGCGCCGATCGGGCCCAGCTCGCTGTTCTCAGGCACCAGCTGCATCACGGCGGCAGGGTCATTGAGATGCGCAATGGCGCTGGCCGGGACGAGCGCGGTATTGAGCGGCGGCTCGACGGTCAGCTGCGCCTGGCCTGCCCCGGTCGCTGTCGCCGGCAGCACGGCGCGCGCGATCGTCCGGCGCATCATGTTGCCTGCGCCCATTCCGGCCGCGTCCCAGCGGAAGCCGATCATGTCGCCGACGCTGAGCTGCAGCCCCGCCGGCAGGCCGTTGAGGGTGACCAGCGCATTGCCGTTGCTGTCGATCGCCTGGCTCCAGCTGGTCGCTGTGCCGTCAAAGGCTGTGGCGGTGCCGGCGCGCACCAGCCCGGCGAAGCCGAACCGGTAAAGCTTGGGCATGCGCCGCTTGGGGTCGATGGCATAGAACCGCCGGATCCGGCCCCGCATCCGGTCGAAGAAGGCCTGCCACAGATCGGCGCTGTCCGGATCGCTGCGATCGAGCTCGTAGCGTGCGGACCAGAGAGGCCACCCCGCCTGCACGCCGCCCTGTCGTCCGCTGGCCTCGGGCGCGGCATAGTCGACGCGCTCGATGTCGAACCGGACCCGGGCGATCCCGCTGGGGGTGTTGGGCTGGGCAAGGATCATCGGACACCGCCCGTCGGAAGGAAGCGGCGCTGCCCCGCCTCGCGCACGGTGTTGATGATGCGGCCCGGCAGTTCGGCCTGCAGTTGCTGAAGCTGGGCGTTTAGCCGCGCGATCGCCGCTGCATCAGCGCCGGTCGCATCGATGCTGATCGGAATGGACACGCTGGTGCCGCCGGGGCGGCTGCCCAGCAGCTTGCGGCTGTCAGGGTTGGACAGGATGCCGAGCCCGCCCGGCCCGGCAAAGGCAAGCTCGGGCCATTCCTCGCCCACCACCGCGAACTTGCCGGTGGGGATCATCCCGCCGCTGGCCTTGCCGCCCACGAACTTGCCCATCATGACACCAAGCCCGCCACCACCACCGCCACCGCCGCCGCCACCGCCGCCGCCCAGGAACCCGCCAACGCTCCCGAACAGCATCCCGGCCAGCGGGCGCACGATCGCCTGCTGGATCGCGATCCGCAGCAGATCGGCGATGATCTGGTCGGCCACCCGGCTGAAGGCATCGCCGAGGCTCTCGGCTCCCATGATCGCGCGGGTCAGCCCGTCGTTGAGCGCCTCGAGCCCGTCGATCCGGATGCCCTCCAGCGCCTCGTTGATCATCGCCGGGGTGGCGTTGAGATGGCGCAGGTAGCGCTCGAACTCGGTTTCGTTCTGGCGGCCCACCGCCGCGCGGCGGGTGGTGGCCGTGGCATCCAGCGCATCGCGCGCGATCTGCGCCCGCTGGCGCTCGGCCTCGTTGGCGGTTTCGGACAGGATCACCGCATCGAGCCGCGCGCGCAGGTGCGCGTCCTCGGCCTCCAGCAGCCGCAGCGCGATCGCCTTGCGCTCGGCCTCGGTGTCGGCGAGAGCGAGCTGCATCCGCAGCGCCTCGGCCTGCGCGTTGAACTGTTCCTGCGCGAGCAGCTCGGCCTCGCGCTCGATCTGCATCATCCGCTCGCGCGCGATGATCTGGCCCTCGATCCCCTTGTTGGCCGAAAGGATGAGATTGCCCTGCGCATCGACCAGCGGCGCGATGCCGAGCAGCGCCTCGATCTGGGCGATCAGCGCATCCTTGCGTTGACGGCCGAGATCGCTGCCCTCGACCTCGGCGATACGCTGCTCGCGCTCGAGATCGAGCAGCTGCTGCTGGATTGCGGCGCGCTCCTCGGCCCCGGTGGCGAGCTGGATCTGCGCTTGCAGGCTCTGGCGCTCGAGGTTGAAGCTCTGGTCCTCGAAGTCAGCCTGTTTCTTGTCCTCCGAGCGCTCGCGCGGGCCGCGCGCCTGGCGAGCCCTGCGCGTCCGCTGCGGACCGAAGATCGATCGCGCCGCCGCTTCGTCGCCGTTGAGCGCGGCCTGCGCGTCCTGGAACAGCCGCACGTTCTCGCCCTCGACTGCGAAACTGGTGATCGCCTGGGCGGCGCGGAAATAGGCATCCTGCGACAGCGTGCCCGCGTCCATCCGGGCGCGCAGCTGGGCCTCGGCGGCAGGCGCGGTCAGCCGGCCGCTGCGGAACAGCTCGACGATGCGCTGGCCGTTGTCGGCGCGGCTGATGCTGAGGCCGCCCCCCATCGTCCCTTCAAGCCGCAGATCGCCGAACCCGCCCTGGCTGATCGATTGCAGCTCGCCGCGCGCCGCCGCCTGGCGCTGCATCGCCCCCACCATCCCCGCCGCCGCCTGCGCCCGGGCCAGCGCCAGCAGCGCGGCCGACTGGGTGTTGATCTGCCCGGTTGTGCGATCGATCACCCCGCCCAGGATCGCCTGCGCATCGCCCAGCTTGTCCGATGCGAACGCGACCGATTTGAGCGCATCCTCGGCCTCGAACAGCCTGCCGACAAACGGGGCGAGCACGATCGTCGCGGCGGTGAGCGCGATCCCCCAGGGGCCGCCCAGGAACGCCGCGAACCTGCTGGTCCCGCCGCTCATCATCTGCACCGCCTGGGTCACCTGCCCGATCTGGCTGGCGAAGATCTGGGTCGGCCGCGCGCCCAGCGAATACATCGTGGCGATGTCGCCGAGCTGGAAGCTGAGCTGCTGCATCCCCTGCCGCTGCGCCCCGGCCGACTGGATGACGCGCTGCCCGGCCTGTTCGAAGCCCGTCCCCATCTGCGCCGCGCTGCGCCCGGTGGTGACCATTTCGGCGGCGAGCTGGGACGAACTGCCCTTGGTCCGGTCCAGCTGCGCGCCGAGCTGCTCGGCCTTGCCCTTGGCCTGCTCCACACCGCTGGAGAAGCCCGCATCGTTGGTGCGTAGATCGAGGAGCGCTTCGCCCAGCCTTTCAGACATTGCCCAGCCACTCCTCGAGGTTATCGATAGCGGGCAGATCGCCGGCATTCGCGATGCCGATGCCCATGCCAGCCAGATCGGACGGATCGGCCTTCACCGGTGCCGGCGGCGGCGGCGGCGCTTCACCCGCAGCCTTGCTGCGCAGCGCATCGAGCTGCTGCTGGCGCTCCTCGAGCGCGGCCTGCGCCTCGATCTCGTCGCTGCCGCTTACTGGCTGCGCGAGCTGGTCGACACGGATGGCGGCCAGCATCTCTCCGGCTTCGAGACGAGGGATCATCCGCACATAGGCCCTCACCAGCGCGGCAGGAACCGCCTCCAGCCAGTCCTGCGCCCGGCCGCCGTAAAACCGCTGGAGCCGGGGGACGAGCTCGCCCCAGTCAAGCCGGGGATCGTCCCGGTCGCTGCTGTCATCGCTCCGGCCACCTTCAGCGTCGATCGCAGCCGGAGCGCGGTAAAAAGGTCGATGATCGCCCATCGCTGCGTGCCCGGCAGCTTGGCGAACAGCTCATCGGAGATACCGACACAGATCTTGCGGGCAACCGTAGCGACCAGCTGCTCGAGCTCCTGCTCGGCATCCTTGCCGGACTGGGAGGTGAGCTCATCGAGCCGTCGCCCCCACACGCCGAAACGGTGACTTTCGATGACGCTCAGCTCCTCCGGGTTGAGGATATCCACCCGCACACCGTCGATGGCGATGAAGGGCCGCGCGACGAACGTATCGAGATCGAGCAGGGGCTTGTTGGTTGGCTCGGTCATGACCGTCCTCCGATCAGACCGCCGGCAGGTGCGCGGCGAGGATGTAGCCGAAGCGCTCCTGCGCGTTCGTGGCGGCCAGATGCTCGAGTGCCTCGAACTGCAACGCAAGCGCCGCGCCCGTGCCGCCCTTCCGGAAGACCGGCGCCGGCGCACCCGACTGGAAGCACCGCGGGATACAGTACTGCATGGCCAGAGCCTCGTTGTAGGGAGACAGGCCGCGCGCGAGCAGGGCATACTCGCGGGTCACGCCGACATCCTCGGAGAGGCCGATGCGCTTGGTGCCTGGCTGTCCGGAGGCCGGCGCCACGGTGGTGACGGTGTTGCCATTGAGCGCGAGCTGGTACTGCTCGAGCGTGAGGTCGAGCAGGGTGACGCCGAACATCAGGTCCTCTTCCGAGAGGAAGGCCTTGACCGGACCGCTCGATCCGGCCGTGCGGACCTTGTCGTAAGCCTTGCTGTGCGTGACGGTGATCCCGCCGTTCTCGTAGCTGCGATCGCCGTTGCTGCCGATGCGGGTCCAGCCCACGCCGGGGGCAGCGGCGATGGTCGGAAATGCGGTGCCAACCGGGGCAACCCAGAGGGTGAGCGGGGCACCGATGATTTCAAAGGGGGTCATTGCTGGTTACTCCTCGATTTTCAGCAGGCCGTGCATGACCTGGAAGGACTGGAACTGGCGGGGCCACTCGGTGTCGGGTTCGCGGCCAGACAGGCGGCCGCTGGCGGGATTAGCCCAGTGGATCAGGCACCCGGCATGGATCGAACGGCGTAGGGACCGAAGAGCGTAGAAGATGGCGCCCATCAGGCGGGTCGCCTCGCGCGGGGTAGGACCGAAGGCGAAGACATCGACCCGCTGCGTATCGTGCTCGACGTAGCTCTCGCCGGTCAGCGAAACGCCGCCCGAAGCCTTCACCACGAAGGCGTGGAGCGGCATGGAAGCGGCCTCGCGCGCGGGGAGCTCGCCGCCGAAGCCGCGCCCTTCGACCATCGCCGCGACAAAGGCGTCGGCCTTCAGGAACGCGACCAACCCGCCTTCAAGATCGGCCATCTCAGGCATCACTCGGACCTCCCTGAGAAGCGCCTGAGGCGCGTTCAAAGGCCGCGCGGATTTTGCCCGCGAGCTTGGGATAGATCGCGTCGGCGGCCGGGCGCAGGTAGGGGCGCGCGGGGATGCGCACGCTCTTGACGAAGCGGAAGGTGCCGTCGGGCTGCGGGATCTTGAGCGCCCTGGCCCGCACCGGCACGATCACGCCGCCCAGCTCGTGGATCAGCGCGTAGCGGACATCGGTGCTGCCCCAGGTGCCGACCACCCCGGCCGCATCCTCGCGGGCAGGCTCGACAATGTTGATCGACGCTTCGAGCCTGCCCTGGCGGTTCTGCCAGGTGTGATTGTTCCGTGCGTGCTGGGCCGCCTCGGACATCGTGGCGTTGATGCCGAGCTTCTGCGCCTCGCGCATCCGGCGGGTGATCGCCGCGCCGTCCCAGCGCAGGGATTGCGAGGTCATGGCCGCACCACCTCGGGCAGCGCAGCGGCAGGTGCGACAAGCAGCACCATTACCCGATCCTCAGCAGCGCGGCTTCGCGGTGGGTGTGCTTGAACTGCACCGGCCCCTCGACCCTGAGGCGGCCGGCGATGATCGTGCGGCCGTTCCGATCAACCACCCCGGTGATTTCGTCGCCCGGCGCAAGGTCCGCGCCCAGCGCGATCATGATCCGCAAATCCTCGATCTGGGCGGTCTTCATCCCGTCGCGCAGCTCGCGCGCGGCGGGCGAATAGACGAAGCACGCCAGCGCCGGGTGCAGCTCGGTGAAGACGGGCGCAGCCGCGCCGCCCCAGCTGTCTTGGGCGGTGGCGGTGTTGCGCACGACCCGCGCGAGCATGGTGAGGCGGCCCGCGATCATGCGCCGCGCGCCCGGCGGATCAGCGCGACGATCCCGTCGATCGCCATCATCAGCGCAAACAGGATCAGCGCGGGCAGCCAGAAGACGACGACCAGCGCGGCCCCGCCCAGGCGCGCCCGGAACGGCGCGTCGCCGGACACGGCGAACATGCCGGCACCCAGCGCCAGAGACACCACGAGATAAAGGCCTTCGAGCCAGCTCACGCCATCACCATCCCGCGCCGGTCTTCCAGCGCCTGCAGGATCGCCTCGCGATCGGCGGCAATGTCGCCCGACAGCGTCATCTGGTAATCGCCCGCCCGCTCGCTGCGCAGCGCGCCGCGATAGCTCAGATCGAGCGCGATCAGCTTGATCGTCACCTCGTCGCGCGCCGCCGCGAGGCCGACGGGCGTGTAATCGACCCGCACCAGCGGGGCCCAGTGGTCGCGCGCATTCGGCCCGCCGGTCAGCCGCTGGAGCGTGCGCCCGCCGTGCAGCACCCGGAAATCGGCGGAGGCGAGCACGGTTTCGTGACCGGCAAGGCCGGAGTTGCCCGGGTCGATCTCGGTCACGCTGATCGGCTGCGCGGTGTCGGCCGGGCGCAGCAGGCGCAGGGTGGTGTTGAAGCGCGAGGCCGGATCGGCCGGATCGCCCAGCTGCACGCTGATCGGCCCCGCCGCGCCGAAGCGCGCGTCAAGCTCGGCCGCGATGCCGGCGATCATGGCCAGAAGCTCGCTGTCGGGCAGATCGCTCGGCACCCGCAGCCTGACCCGGTTGAGGAGGGCGGGGTTGCTCATCAGGCGGCTTTCTGCTCGGCAACCGGCGCGGGCGCGCTCTCAGCGCCCGCAGCCGCCGCGAGCGGCATCTCGGTGACCAGCAGATCGAAGCCGGGCGGCAGGGCGAACTCCTGCGCGCAGTGCGGCGGAAGCTGGGCGATCTCGGTGAACGGGACCTCGGGCACCGGATCGCTGTCGCGCGGGTAGATCAGCACGATCGCGGTGGCCTCTTCGGTGACGATGCGGACGCGCGTTGCCACGGCTCAGGCGTCCTTGGTCTCGGCGGGGGCGGCGGCCTTGTTGGCGGGCGTGCGCTTGGGCTTGGTCGCGGGCGCGGGGGCGGCCTTTTCGGCGCGCTCGGCCTTGTTTCCAGCGGCGGGCCGGGGCAGTGCGCCCCCGACCAGGCCGAACTTCTCGGCCATCTCCGGCGGGATTTCGTCGCCTTGGGCAGCGTAAAGGAAGGCCGCGCGCGCATCGCCTTCGCCAACCAGCGCCTGCTTGTCGGCGGTGAGGAACAGCTGCTGGGCGGCGATCACGTTCTGGGTCATGGACAGGGGCTCCTTGTTGAAACGGATCACTGGGCCTGCGCCCAGGTGACCACCAGCCAGCTGCCGGTGGTGTCGACGGTGGCCATCGCGATCCGGCCGACGCTGCCTGCGGGGATCGAGGCATTGGCAAAGCGATCGGTGCGGGCGAGCGCGGCGGTCATCTGGGTGACCGCGATCAGCTGGTCGCCGGCGCGGATGCCATCGACCGGGATGTTGCCGATCGGCCCGCCGCGAACGACGGCGGTGGCAACGGTGCGCGGGAAGCCGGACTGGGTGACGGACATGGGAACTCTCCTGAAGGGGCTTGCCGGGCAGCTCTCAAAGGAAAGCGGCCGGGAAAGCCGGGGCCGGTCAAACGGGATTGGGCGACCGGCCCCGCAGGGATCGGCCGGGCTCAAGCTTGCCCGGCCGGGAGAGACGGTTAGGCGTTGAGGCCGGTGACCGTGTGGAACGCGGCCGGGCGGAACACCGCCAGCGCGGCGCGCATGTCGGCGCGCATCGTGCGCAGGCCCTGGGTGAACTGGGTGTTCACGTAGCCCATCTGGATATCGATGCCGCGCCGTTCGAACAGCATGATCCATTCCGGCGTGAAAGCGCCCACCAGCGCGGAGCCTTCGGCCAGCGCATCGTTGAGCACCACCGGCAGGCCCCACAGGCGCATCGGCCCCGCTTCGAGCGGCGAGCCGTAGATGTAAATCCCGTCGGCCGTCTTCATCAGCCGCACGCGCTGGAAATCGCGCGGGTGCATCACGATGTGGGTGGCGGTCGCCCGGCCCGTCAGCATGATGTTGACGATCGCGATGTAGAGCGCGTCCATCACGGTGTTGGTCCCGCGCGCGGCGGTCTGGATGCCGACCGTGTTGAGGATGCCGCGCAGGTTGGGCGCGGCGCCGTTGCCGGTCAGGCACTGGCTGTCGAGCCGCTGGCGCACGCCGAAGCCGAGGCGGGCGTTGATGTAGCTCTCGACCAGCGCGACGTCCTCGAGCTGCTCGTCGGTGACCGGCAGGCTGTCGCCCACCTTGACCACCGGCACGCTCGCCTGGGTGAAAGCGAAGGTGCTCTCCGGATAGGCCGCGCCTTCCGCGGTTTCCGCCGCGGCATGGGTGCGGGTGGTTTCCACCATGTAGGGCACCGCCGCCTGGCTGGTGCGGCCCATCGGCAGGATGTCGAGCAACTGGATCGGGCGGGTAGCCGCCTCGACGAAGCCGGGCAGGCGGATGCTTTCCGGCGCGAAACCGGCGGTGGTGCTCATCAGCGCCTTGCGGCCGATGGTTTCGAACTGCGCGGTCTTGGCGAGGTAATCCGAACCGAGCACGTCCTCGAAGGCGTAGTCGAAGCCCTGCGGGCAGCCACGCGCCTGCCAGTCCTTGAAGGCCTTGCTTTCGGTCACCACCGCGCCGAACGACTTGAACTGGTCGGCGTTGGCGGGCTGGCCGCCCCCGAACCCGCCCTGGCTGCCGGGCAGGATGAAGCCGGGGCGCACCTTGCCCATCGCCTCAAGGTTCATCGCCGCGTTCTTGACCGCCTGGAGGTTCTGAACGTGCTCGCCGATCTCGTCGAGCTCGGCGTCGCGCTTCTTGATTTCGGCGATCAGGTCAGAGGAACTCTTGAGATCGAGCCCCGGCAGCGCGACCTTGGTGTGATCGTAGCTGCCGTCGGGCTGCTCGGCCTGCTTGAAAATGGTGCGCAGCTCTTCGGCCCGCGCCTGCATCTTTTCCTGCGCCTTTTCGAGCGGGAGGGTCTTGATATCGGACATCGCGTTTTCTCCACTGGTCCGGGCCGCAGGCGAAAGTGCCGCAGCCCGGTTGAAACCGGTGGAGACGTATTGAGAGCAGAAACGCGCCGCCCGCGCCCCGGACACCTGTCCGCCCCGCTGGTGGCGGGCGGGGATTGCTGGCGATGCGGGGATCGCTTGTGCCTAATCGCAAAGTCTCGATTCGGCAAACGGCGCGGCGGCTGCTACCTTGGCGGCATGATCGCAGCGCTTGCACCCACGTTGCTCGGCCTGGCCCTGATCGCCGCCTGCCCGCAAACCGGCCCGCGGCACCATTGCGTGGTCGATGGCGACACGGTGTGGTGGCAGGGCGAAAAAATCCGCCTCGCTGATATCGACGCGCCCGAAATGTCCGGCCAGTGCGAGGCTGAGCGCCGCCGCGCCCGCGCCGCGCGCGATCGCCTGATCCAGCTCATCAACGCGGGCGAGCTGCGGATCGCGCGCACCGGCAGGGATCGTTACGGCCGCACGCTCGCGCGGCTGGGCACCGAACACGGCGGCATCGGCGAACGGCTGCTGTCCGAAAACCTTGCGGTCCGCTGGCCGCACCGGCGCAGCTGGTGCCAGCACCCTGGCCCCACCGCGCAAACACCCTCTAGCGGCGATTTAAGAGGGCATAAGAAGCCCCCCGCCCGCTTTTTGGCGGGCAGAGGGCCTTGAAGCGATCCTGAGGCATTCTGGGCCGCCTAACGCGGTTGCTGCTTGAGGCCGGTCTGGCCGGGTTTTAGAGGCCCAGCCTGATCCGCGCCTCGCGCGTCTCGTGGCGAGCCCTCTCATTGGCGATCATGGCGTGGAACTTGGCGTCGGCCTCGGCCCCTGAGGCGCAGGCACCTTGGCCCTCAGCCGGCGAAGCGGCAGGCGGCGTCAGCGCCTTGCCCAGCGCGGCGTGGATCTGTTCGAGCTGCTTACGCCCGGTGGCCGACAGGCTCGAGGCATCACCGCCCAGCGCCTCGGCCAGCTCGCTCAGGGACGCGATCAGTGGAGAAAAGCCCGCCTCCTTCAGCGCCTTCATGCTCAGCGTGCCCGTCCCGCGCCCCGCGCCGCGCACAACGGTCGAAACCTCGTGCACGTCGAGCCGCTTGAGCACCCGGGTGCGCTGGTCCGCCTGGATGTTGTAATCGGCATCGAGGACGGCGAAACCGTAGGAATACTCCTGCACCGGCCTGCCCTTGGCGAGATCGAACAGCAGCGCCTTGTGCCAGTCCGCCCCGGCCCGCGTTTCGAGATTGAGGTGCAGCTCGGCATAGGCAACATCGCCGTCCTCGTAGACGCGGGCCTTGCCGAAAGGCATCTGGTAGCGATCGTGGTGGTGGATCAGCGGGCACCACTGCTCACCCCCTTCCTTCCAGCTGAAGGCCCCCTTGGCGTAGGTGTCGCCGTCGTGGTCGATCTCGGACAGGCGGGCGAGGATGGCGAGGCCCTTGCCGGTCTCGCCCATTTGAGTGACGGTCAGGTTCTTGGTGAGCATCAAACTGGTCCTTAAGAAACGCTCTGACGGGCCTCAAGCAGCGCAGCGGCAGGCCCGTCAGAGACCAAAATGGGGAACGAAGGAAAGCGTGCAGTTGGGGCGCATGTTGTCGGCCATGATCCGGGCGTCCTCGGCCGAGACGATCTTGCCGCTGCGCGCGATGTGGCTGAGCTCGGATCGCGGCTCGCCGAAGATCCCGTCGAAGACGACCAGCTCGGTCGCACCGGCGGCCTTCGCGGTCTCCAGCACCGATCGGTTCTGCGCGAACTGGGTTTCGGTCCGGGCGATCACCCGCGCGCGGGTTTCGGCGTGGCCCCAGTGCCCGCCTTCGACCTGGTTGGCGATGCGGTTGGCGAGCGCGAGGATGCCCTCGCCCTCTTCGATGCCTGATCGCAGCGCCGCGAAGATCGCCTGCCGGGTCTGGGCGGACACATCGACCAGCCCGGCCCGGGTGCCGCCGGCCGCGATGATCTCGCGCATGACGGGATCGGGCAGGCCGGTGCCGAAGCCTGCCTCCTGCAAGGTCTCGGCGGTGCGCCGCGCGATCGCCAGATACTGCGCCTGGTAGCGCGAGGACAGGCCCTGTTCCCACGCCTCGAGGTTGAGCAGGTCGATGATCTTGTTGATCAGCTCGGGATCGGGTTCGGCCTTCTGGCCCTTGGCCTCAAGCAGCGCAGCGATAGGCCGCGAGTGCTCCTTGAACCCGCTGGCGCGCAGGACATCGGCCGCGATCTTCGCCGCCGTGTCGCCCCAACCGGCAAACAGATCGAGCAGGCTGGCAGCAAAAGGCTCGGTCTGCGCCAGGGCTTCGCGGTTGAGCAGCCGCGCGACGCGCTCGGCGCGGGCGATCACCGCCTCACCGGCCTCGCGCGCCCCGGCGGGCAGCCAGTCCTCGAGCGGGTTGGCCTTGGTCTCAAGCAGCGCCGACAGCGCCTTGGCGGGCGGCGGCAGCCGGGGATCGGGCGCGGCCTCAAGCAGCGGCGCGGCAGGCCGCAAAGACGCCTCGCCGCCGCGCCCGGCGATCGCGGCCGGAACCTCAAGGACCGAAATCGGGCGCAAGTAATATTTGTGGCTCTCGTCGGCCTCGCGCCCGGTGGCGAGGAGGTAATCGTGGAGCATGATCGCCCCGGCCTGGAGTTCCTTGAGCAGGCGCTCGGTGCGCTTGTTCTCGTCCTCCTGCAGCGCGAGCACCTCGGCGGTGTCCCAGAACAGCTCGAGGCGGCGGCGATCGCCTGCGCGCTGGAAATCGGGAAGCAGGCTGCGCTGCAGCTCGTCCACCAGCGCGCGGCCCAGGGGCAGCACGCCGTTGTGCCAGGCGAGCTTGCGCATTTCCTCCATCGTCGCGCCGACCTTGGTGGCTTGCAGCCCCGCGCCGAAGCCGACGACGGCGGCCGGGATGCCGAGCGCGGCGCAAACCCGCTCCTCGGCCACGTCGCGCGCTTCGGACAGGTTCATCTGCTGCGGATTGAAGCCGTAGGCGGTGACATCGACCGGGTCGGCCATCACCAGCGTGCTGCCGCGCCCGTCGCCGCTGAAGGCTTGGCTAAACCAGGTCCTGGTCGCCTCGACATCGTCGGGGTTGCCGATGCGGCCGTTCTTGGGGCTGATGACCACGCCGGGCACGCCCATGTTGCGCAGCAGGCTGGCGACGAAGTTGCTGCTTTCCATGTCGGCGAAGATTTCGCGGATGACGCTGCGCATCGGCGCGTAGCCGCGGCGCAGATCGCGCGGGTTGAGGCCGTTGCGAAAATGGATCACATCGGCCGGGTCGATCGCGATCCGGCCATTGCCGGTGCCGGGCGTGTACCAGTAGTGCGACAGGAACTCGGTGCCGTCGAGCCCCGCCCTGGGCTCCATCATGAACTGCGGCACGTACCACAGCTCGCGCACCCTGCCCGAAAGATCGCGGACCTTGAGCAGGTAGGCATCGCCCCAGAGGCAGAAATCGGCGACCACCCCGTTCCACAGCGCGATGTCGCCGTAATGCGGATTGGGCGCGCGGATCAGCTCGAGCAGGGGGTGATCCTCGACCGGCTCGCACTTGCCGCCCTGCTTGCGCTCGCGCATCGCCAGGCTCGCTTCGGGCAGGGCGCGCTGGAGCCACATCACCGGGGCCATCACCACCGAGGCGTCGAGCATGTCGCCGACTTCGCGGGCGTAATCGAAGCGGGTGCGCTTCAGCAGCCCGCCCAGGAACAGCGACTGCGCGGTGTGGCGCATCTGGGTGAGCGAGCTGGTGACCCGGGCGAGCGCCTTGGTCAGGAAATTGCCGCCGCCGGTGCTGCCAGTGGTGGTTGCGGGGAGGTTCATGGCAGGACATCCTTCAGCAGCGCGATCTGGTTGGCCGACAGGATGACCTTCTGCTCACCGCCCGAACCGATCTGGCGGATGATCAGCGCCCCGGCCTCGGCTTTGACGATGGTCGCCTGCGCAAAGGCGTTGGGCCCGAGATTGTGCGTGCCGATCTTCATGCCGGGATCCAGTTTGCATCAAGGTCGAGCACGTCGGCAGACGCCCCCCTGCCCGGCGCGAGGCCGAGCGGCTGCATCCGCACCGTGCCCGCATCGCTGCCCGCGTGGATCGCCAGCGCCAGCGCCCAGAAGCGGTCGGCGTGGCCATCGGGCGTGCGCTCGGCGGTGAAGCGGATGTTGCCCGCGCCGGTCACCTGCTTGGTGACAGAACGCAGATCGGCGCGGATCTTGCCATCGTGCGGGATGCGCAGCCGCCGATCTTCCATCGTCCCGCGCACCGGGTAGGCCAGCGCCTCCTTCGACTGCGCGGTGAAGTTCACGCCCTCGACCCGGTACTTGCCGAAATTCGCCTGGGCGTCGTCCACCCAGCCGATGCCGAGGCCGGTGTTGTCGATCGCCACCCGCCCGCCGCTGGCGAGCACCTCGGCGATGCACGGCCAGATCACCTTTTCCTGCGCAGGCTTGGTCATGTTGTGCAGGGTGATGACCCGGCGGGTGTAGAACACGTCGCCCAGCTTCTCGAGCAGCCAGAGGACGGTGAGGTCCTTCTTGCGGCCGAGGTCGATCCCGGCGAACAGCGTGCCGTGCTCGATCGTCTCCCAGGCGGTGCCGGCAGGATATTCGCACCGCGCGATCAGATCATATTCGAGGAACGCCGCGTCGTCATCGGCCGGGCGGCACATGTATTCCTGCTGGAAGCTTTCCTCGTCGGCCGCGCCGCTCTTCACGAAATCGAAATAGGCCGCCTCGTCCATCGCCTGGCGCTGATCGTCGGGCGGCAGCGCCTGCTGGAGCTTGTAGAGAAAGCCCTGATCCAGCGCGTCCTGCAGCGTCACGGTGTGCAGGCTGATCCCCTTGGGATTGCCTTGCTCGCGGATCTCGCGGACCAGCAGGTTGAAGAAGTTGGCGCTGCCGCGGTGCGTGCTGATCAGCTCCATCGCGCCGCCCCAGGTGATCCCCGGGTAGGCAATGGTCCACAGCTTTCTCGGATCGGGGTGGAGCGCGAACTCGTCAAGAATGCGCGGCCCGCGCTTGCCCGCCTGGGCGTTGGGGTTGGAGCTCATCGAATTGATCCGCCGCCCGCTGGCAAAACGCAGCACGTAGGCGGTCTGGCGGTCACCCGGGTCGAGCACCTGCTCGCCCAGATCCTCGGCGGCGAGCTGAAGGTTGCCCGCCCAGAACTTGCAGTCTTCGACAAACAGCTGCGCCTGGATGTCATCGCGCGAGCTGACCCACTGGTCGAGCCGCGCGGTGGAGAGCGCGGTGCGCGAGACGGCGGCGTAGGCGGTTGCCCAGGAAAGGCCGATCTGGCGGCTTTTCTCGATCAGCTTGAGCCGCGCCTCGTCCGCGATCCAGCGCGCCTGGTAGGGCAGGAAGATCGCCTCGGGCGCGGCAGGGATGCACTTGGCATTACCCATCAGCCCTGCCCCATCAGCGCGCGGTTGATCTTCGCCATTGCCTCGGGCGAAACGCCGTTGCGCTTGCCGATCTCGCCCGCCTGCCGGGCCGCCTCGGCGAGGCGCGCCTGCACTTCCTTTTCGAGCCGCTCGCGGTATTCGGCGCTCATCTTCTGGGCGGCGACAGCCGATTGAAGCGCGCGGCTCAGCTGCATGATGCCGGTGGTCGAAACTTCGCCTTCCTCGAGGATTTCGAACGCCGCCACCTTGAGCAGCTCGGCCACTGCAACCGTGACCTCGTCCGGGGCCTTGGCGTCCATCGTCCGGGCCAGCTCGCCGCCCATCCGCTGGATTTCGTCGAGGCGGCGGAACTGGATCGCCTTTCTCACCGCGTAGCGGCCCCAGGCGCTCCGGCTGACCGGGGCGATGCCGACATCGGCCAGTTTTTCGTTGAACTCGGCGAGGATCACCGCGCTCGGCAGCTTGCGTTCGCGCAGCGCATCATTGGCCCAGACGATCGCAGCCTCGGCCTCGTCGGGGAGCATGTCGATCGACGAGAGGTGCCCGCGCCCCTTGCGCCGGTCGTTGCGCAGGCGCGGCATCTCAGCGCGCCTCGGCCGGGCGCAGCACGCCTTCGAGGATGCTGCGCTCTTCCAGGTGATCGCGGCCCGCAGGCGCAAGCGTGGCGAAGATCACGTCCTCTGCCTCGGTCAGGGTGACCGCCCCCAGCGCCTCGAGCTTGCGCATCTGGGTGCGCACCCAGTCGCGATCGCGGCGGTAGCCGAAATAGTCGAGCGTGCGCCTGAGCAGCAGGTCGGACAGGCTGCCATCGGCCTGCGCCTCGAGCACCCGCAGGATGCGCAGCCGCACGTCGCGCGCGATGGCTTCGGCAAGATCGGCCTTGAAGCTCACTTTTCCATCCCCCGGGGCACGACGACAGACAGGATCAGCGCAAGGTTCTTGTCGATCTGATCGACCTTGGCGGCGGTCCCGGCCGAGATCGCGGCGTGTTCCGACTGCTTTTCGGCAAGCACGCGCTGGCGCGATTCGTGGTCGGCCTGCTTGCTGGCGAGGCGCTCGATCGCCTTTTCGAGCCGCTTGATGTCGGCCGCGCTGGCGAAGTTGCCCTCGATCTTCTCGACCCGTTCGGTCAGATCGCCGAGCCTGCCGGTCACCGCCTTGACCTCGCCCGCAAGCACCCCGATCTTCCGGTCGAGCCCGCCGGTGGCGACCGGGTTGCGCGCCCCCCCGCGCCAGGCGGCGAGGGTGATGCCGAAGACGATGAAGGCGATGATCGCCAGCTCGAAGAGATTGCCGGTGGTCACGCGTCTGGTCCTTCTTGCCGCCCTGCCGCCTCGCTGCTTGAGGGCTGGATGGTCGATGTTGCCCCGGCAAACGCGCGGCGCAGGAATTCTCTCGACTGCTCGCCGAACATTTCGAGCAGGGAGAAACCGGAAAAGCCCAGGCCGATCGCGACGACAAAGGCGAACAGCCACCCCGGGCGGCTTTCGATGATCCACAGCTGGACAGTGACCAGCAGGATGAAGCTGACCAGGAGGCGCAGCTTCCAGCCCAGATCGGCCTCGGCCCGGACGGTGAAGGGCCGCGCCGCGATCACGCCGACCGCGCCCAGCACGCAGGTGACCACCGGGACCGGCAGGCCCCAGGCATCGATCAGGAAGCGATCGGCGAGCGGGGTGCGCGCGTCGGGCACCACGATCGCCACCGCCAGGGTCGGCAGCCAGAGCTGGAGGAATTTGGAGAAGCTCAGCGGCAGCGAAAGGTTCTGGATCACCGGCGCGCCTCCAGCCTGGTCTGGCAAGCGATGCAGCGCCTGGCCGAAGGCAGCGCCAGACGGCGCGCCTCCTCGATCCGTTCGCCGCAGGTGAGGCAGAAATCCTCGCCGAGCCCGCCCAGGCGGCGCTGGATGCGGGCGACCGCGCCCTCCTTCTCGAGCCGCTCGAAGGCCTCGGCGCGCTCGAGGCCGCGCTCCCCCAGATCGAGCGGGCCGGTCACCGGCGCGGCTCCTCGGGCGTGAAGCGGACAGCCGATTGCGCCTCGACCCAGGCGATCAGGCGATCGTGGTTGTGCGCGTCGATGCTGGCCTGCTCGGCCTCCTCGATCGTCAGGCAGACGAACTGCGAAGGGCAGAGCGGCTGCGGGGTCAGGTCTCCGGCAGGAAGGTCTTGATCCGCGGGCGCACCAGCAGCTCCGGCGGCGGCGCTGCCGGCACCGGGCAGACCAGCTGGGTCGGCACGGCCGGGATCGATTGCGGCGTTTCGCGCCCGCAGGCGGTCAAAGCGAGCGCGCAGGCCAACATGATCGGCGCGCAGATCGGCGAGGGTCGCATCGGTGATTTTCTCCTGTTCGGCCTTCACGCGCGCAGCATTGGCTTCGGCCCGGCGTTGGGCCTCGGCGCTGGCGTCGATGAAGCTGGCGATGGTGCCGAGGTGGGCGAGCTGGGTTTCGGTCAGCAGCGCCTCGGTTGCGGCGATCGTGCGATCGCGCGCGGGGATCGTGACCCAGGCCAGCCACAGCACCGCCCCCCCGAAGGCGACCAGCGGCAGGTTGCGCCAGTCGCTGACAAGCCACTGGGCGGCTGCTGAGAGGCCTCTCAGAAACCGTTCAGCCGCGCCCGAGGCGAGCAATCTGATCGCCGCCCAGGAAATCACGCCGCCCCCGCCTTGCGCAGCGCCGCGCGGACTTCGTCGCGGATGTCGATCTCGCGCGCGCTCGACCAGACCGGGTTGCGCGGTTCGCGCGGGTTGACCCGGTCGTAGATCGTGACGACGCCGTCCTGGCTCCAGCGCCCGTCGAAGAACAGCGCGCGTTCGGCCCGGCGGCGCGGGATGATTTCGCGCGGGCGGGACCAGTTCATGAATTCGGCCCAGGCGCGCTCGCGGCGGCCGAGCAGGAAGGACTGCACCCAGTCGGCCTGCCCGATCGCCCCGGTGTTCCAGTGAAAGCTGAGCGCGGCGGCGAGCTGCGCCTCGGTCACCTCGCGCCCCCGGAACGCGGCTCTGACCTGCGGCAGGTAACGGGTGCGCAGCAGCCACTCGAAGATTTCGACCGCGCGCCCGATGCTGGAGCGCCGCCCGCCGCGCGCGGTGTCGTAGCGGTCAACCGTGTGGCCGCTGGCGTTGGTGACGCCAAAGCCCCAGGTCAGCACGCCCGCGCTGCACTTGTAGGCTTCGAGCACGAGGCCTTCGTGCTCGGCGACTTCGAGCAGGATGCGTTCGGAGAGGAGAGCGGTGGTCATGGCCGCCGCTGGATGGGGGAAATCGGGGGCGGCCGCGCCCCGGACACCTGTCCGCCCCCTTTCGATCAGAACAGCTTGCCCTGCCGCGAATCGTGCAGGGCCTTGAGCCGGGCGCGGCGGCGGCGGATCGTTCGCGCGGTGTATCGGCAGGCCCGCGCGATGTCACGTTCCGAGCGTCCGGCGAGGATCATCGCGTCGATGCGGGCCTGCTGGCTGGCGATGAAGCCGGTGTCGCCGAGCGGGATTTCGAGGTTGACCGAAAAGCCCGCGCCGAAGTGATCGGCGATCTTGCGGGCGGCCTCAGGTCCGACGAGCTGGCTCAGCCAGTGATCGGGGCCGGGCACCGGCGGAATGTAGACGCGGGTGCCGCCGACCGCGCCCGCGATCCGGCGCGCCGCTTCCTCGCCCGCGATCCGGGCGATGTCGGCGAGCACCTGCGGGCGCGGATCGGCGGGCCGGGGCATCAGCTGGCGTGGGTCGCCTGCGCCAGCGGCAGCGGGTGGCCGCACTGGGCGCATTCGGCGGTGGTGCGCCCGACGTGCCAGGCGCGGCTGGTGCACTGCGGGCAGCGGTTGACCTCGCCCTCGTGGTAGCACAGCGGCGCGGGGCGATCGAACTGGGCGAAGGCGGTCCGGGCGTTCATGACAGCGTGCCTGTCTCGAAGTATTCTTCGATAAATGAGAGCGGTATCATCGTGTAGCGGATGGCGCGGAATGCCGCGCGCGTGCCGATCAGCAGGCGAAAACCCTCTTGATCGGCGGCGGCAGTGTTGAACCACTCGGTCTCTTTCATGCCGCACCTCCCGCTGCGCGCAGCTTCTTGCCGAGCTGCTGGGCGAGGCGCTGGTAGGCCTCCGCATTCATCGGGCCTTCCGCGCCCAGTTCGACGCCGCACAGCCGCCACGCGGCGGTGTTGAGCGTCCAGTCGGGGCGCGCCTCGCCCGCCTTCACCAGCTTGGCGAGGATCGCCTCGCACAGCCCCTCGTTGAGCTTCAGCGGCGAGAGGTTGTTGCCGTTCGCATCGGTCTGGGCCCAGCCTTCGATCTCGGCCCGTTTCTTGAGTGCCTCGATCAGCTTGTAGCCATCCGACTGCTTGGCCCAGACGAGCCGCTCGCAGCCGAGCTGGCGCTTGGCGAAGGCCTCCAGCGCCTTCTCGTCCCGGCTGCGCGCCCAGCCGAGGTGGTAGAGGCTGATCCACAGCGCCCGCGCCTTGCGCGCCATCGGGTTCTGCGCGACGCTCTTGCCGGTGCCCTTTGGCAGCGGCTTCCACCCCAGCGCCTGGAACCGGCCGAGAACGCGTTCGAGCTGCTGCTCGGTGCAGTGCTTCGCCGAATCGTGGCCGGTCTCCTGCATCAGGATGTTGCGGTAATCGTCCTCGTCGAGGCACAGCGCCTTGCGGGCGACATGGACCTTGCCGATCATCGCGTTGCGACGCCGGGCGCGGGGATCGAGGTGGGCAGGCCGCGCGGGCGCGGTCGAGGCGAGGGACAGGGCCATCAGGCGTCTCCTGTGATAGCGGCGATCGCGACGGCGAAGACCGCGAAAGCGACGAGACCCAGCCCCATCGCGATGGAATCGGCGCGCGAGCCGCCGGGGCCGTTCACCGCGTCATTCTGCGCGGCGATGAAGCGGCAGAGGTCGAGGAACCGGGTCATGTCACCGGCTCCACGGGAGAGACGATGGGAGCGGATCGCAGACGCGCCTGGGCCTCGAGTTTGTCCGCAGCCTCCCGCAGCCAGAGTGCGGCGCTAAACAGCAGTCCGCCATCGGCGCAGAACCATGCCATATCGACCAGCTCGGATGCGGTCATCTCGCTTTCCGCACGCGGTTCCTGCGGCGCGCTCATTGCCCCGTCCTCGAATTCTGCGCCCACGCCTTCTTGAGGTGCTGGATCGTCACGGTGGTGCCCTGCGTCACGGCCATCAGGTGCGCGACCTCCAGCGCGAAGGTCGCACCGCGCAGCGCGCCGGGCTTTCCGGCCATCTCCCGCACGAAAGCGATCATCTTCTCGTCCGCGATGCCCCATGCGGCAGCCAGCGCCTCGGCATCGCCGTCCACCGCGCGCGGGCGGGTGAGGTTCAGGCCGATGCGGCTGAAGATCTGCGCGAAATCGGCCGCGCGGCTCACGCCGTAGATCGACTGCTGCACCCGCTCGTTGCCCATCAGCGCGATGCCGACGCCGGTCTCGTCATGCCAGCTGCGGATTTCCTCGAGCGCCTTGATCGACAAGTGCTGGGCCTCGTCGATGATGATCACCGCGTGGCGCAGCTCGCGGACCTTGTCGCACACCATTTCGGACAGGTGCGCGGGCGATCCGATCGCCTGCTTTTCGCCGAGCGCGCGCAGCACGCGTTGCTGCATCGGCATAATGCCGCTGGTCGATGCGGTCATCGTCGCCATGAAGCTGTTGTGATTGTCGCGCAGGAAGTTCCGCGCCGTCTCGGTCTTGCCGAGCCCCGCGCCGGTGACGATCAGCACCAGCCGGCCGCGCTGCGCCCAGCGCAGGTAATGCGTGATCGCCGCGCTGGTCGGCGTCTCGAAGAAGCCCGGCTTCTCGGGCAGATCGGCGACCAGTTCGGACTGCGAGGCGAGCGTCTGGCGGTAGGCCGCGATCATGTCGGCGTACTTCTTGCGGTTCCCCGCATAGCCCTTGCCCAGCAGGTTGCTGACCGTGCCGTGCGGAATGCCGGTCCAGCTGGCGATCTCGGTGAAGCTCGCGCCGTTGTCGGCCTTGTGCGCCTTCAGCCATTCGATCTGCTCTTCGACGAAGCGATTTTCGGGCGTCATCTCGCCCTGCTGCTCCATCACCCCGGTGAGGCTTTCCTGTGCTCTGGTTGCCATCTATGTGTCCTTTCGTTCCTTCAGTGGGACAATCCCGAGGTGGCCGGGCGCGGGGGCGATTGGCGTTGGCCCCGCGATCCGGTCACCTCATCACTCGACAATCCTGAGGCGCACGGCTCCTAGGGCTGCGATGATCTCTTCCTCGCCCGCGTCCGGCACGGCGGCGGCGGCGGGCTGCGGCTTCAGCGCGGCCGCGGCAGCGCCCGCGATCGGGCGATGCCGGATCGGCCTGATGATTGCGGTGTCGGGCCGTGGCGGCGCTTCGACCGGGACCTGCGCGGCGGCGACCTCGAGCGCGGACAGGGTGCGCTCTGCCTCCAGCCCGGCGCGGACCTCGCGGCGGGCCTGCTTGCGGCGCTTGCCCACCTCGATCGCCCCCGCCTGGTCGAAGAACCCGCGATCCTCCAGCAGCTCGGCCTGGGCGAGATAACGCCCTTCCTTGTCGTAGATGTGGACTTCGCGGTGCAGGTTGTCGTGGTCGAACCGGAC